AGAGACACCCTTGCCGGCGGCCGCGGCCGGCGCCAGGATAGGCGTCAGGATGCCCTCAGACAGGGAGGTGAAAAACTTGGACACGACGCTTCCAAGGTAGAACGCAGCAGTCAGGATGATGATATCACGGGTATCGAGCATGTTGTTTGGTTAATCACTCAGATTGTTTTTTTCCTTGGCGCGCTCTTTAACATTCTCTCGGTACCTTCGTCGCTGTTCTGTATATTTCTCTGGGTTATCAATCCTCCATTGCTTTACCCTCTGTATCTCGTCTTCTCTGTTGTCCCTACGTCTTACTTTGCCATATTCCTTATCTCGCTCCTTCTTTTCATCTGATGTTCTCATAGGTCTTGATTTGTTAAGGCATTGTTCATCGTTGATAACATTTAGTATCTCCGCCTTTTCCAGTGCAAGGAGTTCGCTGTCGGGTATGGAGTCAAACTCAGCGAGCAGTTGTATTTCGGCATGCTCCCACCCAACTCTATTGAAATATACGTATAATGGAGTTTTTTGTCTAATGGGATCTTTTGATTTAGATTTGTGATTCTTTAACCTATTCTTCAAGTCTTGACGCGTTGATCCGATATAAAAACACCTGTCAACGTTACTTTGTATCTTATACAGACGGCCAATCATATCTTACTATAGGGTAATTGAAGTAAATGTCAGACACCAGATACTGGGGGCCGAGTGGGTGGCAGTTGTTCCACCTTGTTGCGTTCAAGGCAAAACACCCAGATGATGTGCTGAATCAGATGAAGGATGTGTTGCCCTGTAAGTTCTGCCGTGCGTCTACGACCGAGTTCGTGCAGAAGCACCCCCTGCGTGGCGACCCGGGCAAGTGGCTCTACGACATTCACAACATGGTCAACAACAAGTTACGCACACAGTGTGCTGAGGACAAGACTGTGGTGAACCCTGGTCCCGACCCCACCTTTGACGAGATCAAGATGAGGTATGACATGATGATGCCCCACAATGTACCAGGACGTGACTTCTTGTTCACGATTGCAGCCAACTACCCCGAGGTGCCTGAGCAGGAGCAGATGGCTGTCCAGCGATCCTTCATCCACGCCCTTGCAAAGGCGTATCCCTTCGAAGAGCTGCGGGTCATCTTTGCAGACTACCTCAAGAGCAACGAGGTGAAGCTGTCGTCACGGGCTGAGTATATGAGGTGGATGTATGGGCTCCTCAAGCGTATGTCTAAAAAAACGAAATCAAAGATTCCAACCTATAAAGGGTATGTCCAACATGTCAACCACTACCGAAGTGGGTGCTCCAAAGGAACCTATCGTGGTGTTACCTGCCGCAAAATGGCAGGCGGCGGCTATGCTAAACAGCGTGATCATCAACGAACGAGACGAGTGTCTCACCGATACCTCCTCTAAACAGGCTCGTGAACCTACGAGTCTGTGTATGAGAGTGTATATGACGGGATTTGGGATTATTGCTGTACTGTTTATTCGGGCTATGTTTGGCTAACTTACATGCCAAAGAGTCCCTTGCTCTTGCGACGGCGCGTCTTCTTCGCCGGAGCAGACGCCGACTTCTTGTAGGTCTTCTTGGCCTCCAGGATGACCTGCTTCAGACCCTGACCCTTCTTGTAGGTGCCATTTGACTTCATCCGCTTCATCGTCTCCTTCACGTGAGAAAGCCACTTGTTTGCCATTTTTGTTTAGACGCGAGGAATAAATCCAACCTGACCCCCTGGGGCAGCAAAGAGGTTCCACTGGCATCCTGACGCGTAGATTTCGTCGTGCGCATCAGACCTCTTGAATCCAGCATCGGGTGCTACCAAAACTAGATTGTTCTCGGTGAACTCGGCGAGCTCCTCCGGCTCCCGCGAGTGAATCGCCTGGAGGTAGTTGAGTCGGCGCAACTCGCTTCCTCCCCAAGACAGATTTATGAGTGGCTCTAGGTTCGTGCCCCTGACCTCAGGTCCCGACACAAGAATAAGCTTATTGCTCAGACGGTCAAGAGACATCAGAGCAATTGAGTTTCCATCGGGTGTCAGCAGATGCTTGTGCACGGTCGTCTTCAGCGACTCGGCCACACGATTGAGGACGTAGCTAGACTCTGTGTGGGGGACGATGGAGAGGATGAACGGCTCTTTGCTAGGGAATGCCTGGTTGAGGATCTTGACGCAGACCGACTCAAACGACACGGCATTCGTATCGTCGCGGCGCTCAGGGTGGAAGATGACCACGGGCTCATCCTGCTCATTCCCGTAGACATGGAGCTCCATCAGACGGACACCGCGAGCCAGTGCGTCTGAGGGGTTCTCGTACACACTACCCGGGACATAGTAATCGCAGAGGCGCTTGTAGGATACCTTAGGGGGCTCCTTGATCTCGCCCAGTACCATGTAGACAATTGCTGCGAGAAGGAGTAAAATGAGGACGGCCTCCATATTGTCTTTCATTGTTCTTATTTTTCAGGCATGTCAAACAGCAAATCGCGAAAGGCGTTCATCTCATCGTCAGGGATTGTCACATTCATCGGGATGTCCAGCAGGCACGCATAATGGAAATAAAGGCAGTACATCCCGCACTCCGAATCCTTGCGTTGATGTCTCACACGATTGTAGGACAGTTCCATCGGCTGCTTGTGCATCCCTGTGGCGTCCCACTGCGACTTCCACCTCTTCATCAGCTCTTGGATCTCGGGCTCAGGGGTATGGGCGTACGAGTCAAAGTAGGTCATCCTCGGGTACTCTAGCTCGGGGCGAATATCGCAGAACGCCGCAATCCAGTGCTGCCCGGGGCCATCGGATGTATCTGTGTTGAAGACGATGCCAATGCGGTGCTTACCCCTCTTCGCGAGGCTGGTGAGCTTCAGAGAACAGAGGGCTGACACAATACACTCACCAAGCTCTGACTTCTTGCCAAAGTCGATAGGTACACATCCAACAAAGTGGTAGTCCTCAAACAGGGTCTGGTACTGCTTCTCCACCTTGTCAATGTCATCTGAGCTCAGCCACTCTGTCCTCTTCTTACCCCATGACTCGGGGGCCTTCGGTCGCTTCATCATGGCCGACACAATGCACGACGGTGTCCCCGTAGAGCACTTCGAGTGCAGGCGCTTGCGAATCTCGGCCCATGTAGTGTTGGAGGCTCCCTTCCCAATGGGTCGTTCGTGAGGATGTTCCTTGTTGTAGACTGTACGGAGACGGTCAATCTCGGCTGCTCCGAGCATTACTAGGATGCGAGGAAAAACGGAAATCGCGCACGTCCGGGACGTAGTAGCAAGAATGGACAGCACAACGCTCTGCATTGACGACATCAAGACGAATATGAAGACTCTGATGAATACTGCTAACAAGGTGATTTATGGACTAACCGACGTAGCAGGAGCACATACACGCTCCCAAACAGTACGGCTGCAGAGGATCCAGGACTTGACCACCCAGAACGACGCACTGTTGGCAGAGAACGAAAAGTACAAGGGCATGGTTGCTAAGGAGGCTCATGACAAGTTCATCGCGCAAGCTCAGCTTGCTATGGCGAAGTCTGAGAACAACAGGCTACAGTGTGAGCTTTCGCGCCTGCGCCCGCACGTCCGTAAGTGCGGAGACTGTGGACGACCTGGTCATGATACCCGCACTTGCCCTTATTAAAAACGAAATCGCCTGCGCACAGAACAAGGAGAGCACAATGGATACCCTTACACCCATCCTCGCACGCTATGTCAACGTCTCCAAGAAGCTAACTGAGGTCAACACTAACGCATCTGAACTGCGTGACACAAAGAGGACACTTGAACTGGACCTTGCGGCTGCGTATGCGTCCACAACACTGCCCGACAAGATTGAGCTGAAGGAGTCCAAGATGATGTTTGTGGTAAAGCGACCAAACCAGTGGAAAAAGGGTTGGTCACTCTCCAAGAAGACGCTGGAGTACTATCTCAACGATATACTGCCTGCTCCGGTAGGAAAGGAGGTTATGTTAGAGATTATCCGTCGTCACGAGAAGACACTGGTTGAGGACGACTACGGGTTTGAGCTCAGAGGCTCTGGATCCGACTGAGTCATGTTGGACAGGTTCTCGTTGGACGGCGACTTCATCATCTTAAACTGACGATAGCGGGCCAGATAATAGTAGAAGCCACAGGCAACTGCCATACTAATAAACGCGAGGACTGCAATGACTACTTCGCTCATTATGACTTATTTTCCGTTTGCTTGTAAACCGGCTTGTGCTTGAGCTCTGCTCGTATGCTATCAAGAATCTTTGCAAGTTCATCTAGTTCCTTTTGTGCTGTGAGGACGCTTTCTAGGGGTAAGAATCCACGCTGAAGTCTCGTCACTGCACTCGTCAATGACTGATGTGTCTGAACCGCACGAAACGCCAGCGTTGATATGTTTCTCACCATCAACGTATGAGTATCACCGAGAAAATATCTTTAAACCCCGTCGTCGTCGCGGGAAATGAAGTACTGTCGGAGTTTCTCCTCCACATTCTTGTCGGTTAGAACCCACACGCCATCCTTCTCTTCCAAGATGTGGCGCACATCGCGGATTCCGTCCAGAATCTTGTGGCGGTCTACGTACTGACGGTTCTTATTGGACCCGTGCCACAGATGGTAGATGGTGCCCCGCGCACAGGACATGGTAGGTAATTCCATCGCACAGTACTCTGCATACGAGGCCGTGAAGGCTGGACGGAGGTAGGAGGGGTGGAACTTCACACCCATCCACGCAGCTGACGACAATGTGTCTCCGCTCCCCGTGATCCCCTCGGTGTAGAAGCCCACTTTGCGGAACCACTTGCGTTGAAAGGCCCATCCGAACCCAGGGTGATACGCAGAGTCGTAGGTGGATGTCCTCTTCATGAACACCACCGACAACCGCTCCTGTACTACGTTCTTGTAGGTAGAATCCAACCAGACTGCGGTGGAGAATGGCTGGACCACTTGGTAGGTGTTGAGCAGCTGTGAGACCTCAGTGTACCAGTCAGGGCGACCGAACACGATGTCCGCATCCAAGAACAGCAGCTTGGAGTACCACCATGGTACCTTCTTCTCCAACAGTGCACAGAGCTTCTCCTTGTGGAACAGTGCGCTCTCCCCTTTGACATGGAAGGCCTCGCTAATCTCTGGCTTGTCAAATACGAGTTCAAGCGTGTAGTAGGGCATCTTTGCTGCTTTGAGCTTCTCAACGGTATAGTAGTAGTTCATCACCATCTTCTTGGACCTAGCAGGGTTAAAGAAGACAAAACAAACCGCCATGTCTTTGCGTTTCGGGATGGTGTAGTGGCAGGTGGATACATCCACTGCCGTCTTTGTGATCGGAGGGGCTGTCTCTGGTGTTCTCACTACATTATAGGCAAATGAGTGTCTCTGTCCCATTGTTGTTTGAAAACGAATAAAAGCCAAATGAAGCCATAAGGAGCATGGACACATACTCGCCCTACAACCCTGGCAACCGTACATTCACCGAAGACGACATTCATAGAATCCTACATCGTCACGGTCTCCCCCATTATCGTGTGACACATCGTAAGGTGTTTCAGACGGCAATGGTTCATACGACCTATGTGCGCAGGTCAGAGTACACGACCCCTGACGGTCGCCCCGCATCACTGGCTCAGTGTCCACATGGCGTCATGCCTCTCCAAGATGAGAGCTACGAATGCCTAGAGTTTGAAGGTGATGCAGTCCTTGGCGCTTGTATCGCCACATACCTGCGCAAGAAGTACCCTGAGAAGAAGCAGGGGTTCTTAACGGACGCACGCAAGGAGCTGGTGAACAATGAGCGGCTCGGTGAGCTGTCGGTCAAGGTAGGTCTCAATCGGTTCTACGTTATCTCGCGCCACAACGAGGACTCGGTCGCAATCTCTGGACGGACCAACACCAAGAAGCTGGGTGACATCTTTGAAGCCTTCATCGGGGCGTTATGGACGGACTGTGGCAACCGCTTTGCTACAGTCTATGCATATGTAACCACTGTGATGGAGACCTACCTGGACATTGATGAGATTGTGAACTCGGCTACCAACTTCAAGGACCTCTTCCAGAAGTACTGCCAGCGCGAGTTCAAGTGTACTCCAACCTATGAGCTGCGGTCCAACGACCCGAAGAAGAATGAGATTGTGGTTGCGGTGTTTGTAGCTGGGAAGGTCTACGGGGTTGGATCGGGAACCACACGCAAGAAGGCTGAGCAGATGGCATGCCAAGAAGCCCTTACACGAGTCGGGGCAACCGCTTCTTAAAGGAACGGCGACCAGAACCAAGATTTATCCCATCCTTTACGTCCAGCTCTTCAGGTTTCGTAGCTTTCGCGATATCCGCCATTTCAGGGCGCCCCTTGAAGTCGGGCACGGGTTCTGCGGCTTCCCTCTTCAGATATTCAACAACCTTTTTGCGTCTTGACTCGTCTGATTTGAGTTCCGGTAACAGTGGGCCGCCATCATCTGTATCCCACTCGGCTACTGCTCCTCCTGCAGGAGAAGGAGGAGGCACCTTAGTGATAGTTTCAGCAGCACGTTGTTCTTTGGATTTTCCACCGTTTCGGGCATCGTTTGTAGTCTTCCAATATGCGTCGGCTTTGGCGATATCTTCCTCCATCGTGCTTTCAACAATCAGGCTGTATTTAAGAAGGATTGCGCGCACCTGTTCGGCTGAACATGTTGGAGGTGTTACGTGGATGGCTGTGAGTAACTCCTTTGCAGCCCGTGAAGCCTGGGTAAACTGCGCACCATTTGCAGTGCAATCGTGGAGAGGCTTGAGGACAGAGAGGATATCAAAGATTCGGGCTAGTTGGTGGTATCGCGTCTCGTACATCGGCTCTAGGTAATACAGGTCTACAGCGCTTGAACCAAACTGTACGGTTCTCTCCGTCTTTGTAGCTTCGTCGTAGTCTAGTTTGTTATCAATCTTGTACAGGTTAATCCTGGTATTGGTCTCCTTTGCTATCATTCGCGAGTTCCTGTCCTTGAGCCTGTTGTTCTCTGGCTTCGTTGGGTCGTAACTACTTGTATCAAGCCACTCACCAAAGTCTGCTATCTTCTCAAACTCCTTCTGGAAATACCTAGCAAGGTAGAAGAATTGCCCATACCTATTATGGTAGTCATGATTGGCAGCAAAGTCTAGCATGTTGGTACGTAACACTCGCTCGTTGTAACGTTGGGGAAAACTAACCTTGTAACTGGTGTGCTTCTGCAGATAATCGCGAATCTTAGAGCGCCCGAAGTCATGAATGACTGTGGTTCCGTCATCCATTAGTGCGGCATTTCCCATATGAAGGTCATTGTGGATAAACCGCCCATCAATGTGAAGCAGTGTCTTCAAGATGTCCTTGATAGGTTCAACTTTACTCTCGTCGGGCAGTCCGTAGATGTTAATTCTTTGGTGACAGGCTAACAGACCATACCATGGCTTGGTGTCTTCTCCATTAACCGTTACATACCCAAGTTGGTCCTTCAATTGACCAGCAGGGACACTCTCATAGGTTCGCTTGATGTCTACGGAGTAAACGCCTACAAATGTATTTGTGTGCATTTTGATGTAGCTATCCAGATACGGACCCGTACCCTGTCCAAGCCACTCCTTAATGGTCCGATGAATAGCCATTTCTTCACCCGTTGCAGGGACTAACCGAACAACAGGGCGAAGTGCGATAAATGTATCAAACAAATCCCGCTCTCCTGCGACTGGGACAGGATAGTCATTCAACACCCACGCCTTGTCCTCATCATCGTATTTCAAGTTTTTATACGTGATGAACCCCTCGTGATAGAACACCGGTGTATCCGCACCCATCGCAATCATTACACCGCCCTTCATGGGCTGGGTCTTCAGGATGCCATCTTGACACTTGAGTTTCTTGAGGGTGCGCCCCTTGCTTTGGAGGATTGACTTGGTGCAGATCGCAATCGCGCCCTGCTCTGGTGTGGACCCCTTGCGAGCTTTCAAGGTCTTCTTGACCTTCTTTATACAGGAGCAAAACCGCTCCACCTGCGGCTCTTTCATTGTTCAATCGCAGAAGAATATATCCTCGCAAAAGATAAACACAATGGGCGGAGGACTTCTTCAGCTTGTTGCCTATGGCGCACAGGATGCTTATATCACTGGAAACCCGCACATTACCTTCTGGAAGGTGATGTACAAGCGTCACACGAACTTCGCCATGGAGGCGATGCGTGTCAACTTCACGGGCACACCGCAGTATGGACAGCGCGTCGTTGCTGTCGTGAACCGCAACGCTGACCTCATCTACAAGACCTACCTTGAGGTGACCATGCCCGACACACAGTCGGTTGGTGTCTTCTGGACTGGTGCATGGGAGCGCCGCCTTGGCTACCAGCTCCTCAAGAAGATTGAGGTGGAGATTGGTGGCCAGATCATGGATACCCACTACGGTGAGTGGCTCTTCCTCTGGGAGAACCTGACCTCCAACTTTGACAACTCTGTGAAGCTGGATAGTATGACAGGCGGCTTCCTCGGCGGCTCGGCGACAACGTCAGTTTCATGCGGTGGCCGCCCCAACATCCTCTACATCCCTCTGCAGTTCTGGTTCTGCCGCAACCCTGGCCTAGCGCTGCCGCTCATCGCCCTCCAGTACCACGAGGTGCGCTTCAACATCACGCTGTCGGCTGCGACTGACCTCGTGTCTGGCACGCCCGGCACGGCGGGCAGTGTCGCCGCACAGGCCGCGAAGCTCCCTCAGCTGAAGGACATGGCGCTCTACTTTGACTACATCTACCTGGATGTGGATGAGCGCCGCCGCTTCGCCCAGGACTCGCATGAGTACCTGATTGACCAGCTCCAGTATGGTCTCCAGCAGACGATCACGACCTCGTCGGCTCGCATTGACCTGACGCTCAACCACCCCGTGAAGGAGCTGGTGTGGGTCTTCCAGGATGCCCGCAAGACGGACTGCGGTTCAACGCTTACTATAAACGAGGGCTTCACACAGCCGTTCAGCTACGATGACATTGTCAACCGCTGCCGCCTGCAGCTCAATGGTCAGGACCGCTTCGATGAGCGCTACGGTGACTACTTCTGGCGCGTGCAGCCTTACCAGCACCACTCGGGCGGCGCCTTCTGGCCGGTGCGCGCCATGGGAGCGGAACCGCAGTCGAACTCGTTCACAGTTACAGGAACCGCTGTAACCGACATTATCTTCTCCGGAAACACCTTGAACATTCTCAGCAGTGCAACAATTCCGAGCGGTAGGTATATCGTTGAGGGCGCGACCATCAGCGGTATTGCTACAGTTAATGGCACGTCCCCTGTACAGCTGTTCGCCCCCGGAACCATTATCTCTGCATTCGGAACAGGTAATGGTCTGGCTGGAACCTACAACCTCAGCGAGCCGGTTCTCTATCCGGCATCTTCTATTAGCTCGGGTGTCACCCTGTATATCACGCCCCCGAACGTCAATTTCGCACCGCACGACAATCCCATCAACGTGTACTCGTTTGCACTCAAGCCCGAGGAGCACCAACCGTCGGGATCGTGTAACTTCTCGCGCATTGACACGACGACCCTTGTCTTTGACAGCATCGCGGAAGCTGGCCTTGCGAAGCCGACCAAGACCACCCCGTTCAACTTCCGCATGTACGCGGTGAACTACAACATCTTCCGCGTGATGAGCGGCATGGGTGGACTGGCGTACTCCAACTAAACCTTCGTATTCGGAGTACAACCCTTCAGACCCAGAGTTTGCTGCAACATAATCGGTGCGGGCTTCCCCGGAACACACTTCACATGGTCATGACCTAAAATATGTCCCATCTCATGAGAAACCATATACTGACGATACGAATCCAGAGGCAACTGACTTGCCTTGGCTCCGTGTTTCCACCGTGACGCATTCAGATAGAGATGATGCCCTCCCAACTCTGCGCACGACAAGTCCCGAGGGAGTCCGCAGGTCTTTGCGATTGTGGACGGAGAGGAAAGCCGAATCTTGACTGGACCTTTGGGGTCGTAGACAAAACTATACCCCTTGCTTTCCCATCCATCCGGGTCCGCAAGGTAGATTTGGACGAGGTCTAGGAACTCTTGCTTGGGGTAGTCTACGTCAGGGTCCACTTCGGCTGAATAGCGGATCTTCATTGTCTTTTGGAAACGGAAAGTTCCCGCAAGGAAGATGAAGAGCAAATGAAGTGTCCTCACTGCAAAAGGAAAAGTCACTTGTCGTATACATGTCTTTGTAAGGTTGAGTATTGCATTCGGTGTCGTCTACCTGAGGTTCATGGCTGTTCGTCTAGGAAGGGTGAGAAGATCGTGCTACCTAAGATCGTCGCGGAGAAGCAGCCTGAGAAAGCCTGAGTCCTGCTTCGATGTCAATCGCAGCGTAGAGTAGAGCCATGAAGGTCTCGCCCCAGTTGTAGCTCAGCACCTCACGCTCAAGGATACATGCGACTGTGCTATCCGTGTCCGTGTCCACATGGATCTCAAAGAGGAACTTTTTGGGTGACTCGTTCCAGCTGAGAAGGACTTTCTGCCAACCATCCTCGTTCGGCGGGCTGATGTGGATGTTGTCGGGGGTCTCATTCATGACGCCGATGGTGTTGGTGATGGCTTGTTCGAGGATAGACATTCTTGCTGCTACTCCCCTCTGCTACGTGTAGGCGGAATCCGTTTTTGGGAATCGTTGAAAACGGATTCGTGAGGTCCAGAACCAATAGAGATCAGCTTAGTATACGACTACCATCGTATACTTGTGAGGACGCACCTCACCCTGTTTCCAGAGTTTCAAAGTACAACACAAAATGTCAGTCACCAAGCAGCAGATTGATGCGGGCCTGGACAAGGTCTGGGACGATATCCAGTCCACGGTCGGTCCTCTCACGGTTGAGGAGTTCAAGGCCATGCTTGCCAAGGTCCTCTTCCCTCAGCCCGAGGAGGAGAAGTCAGACTCCGAGGGATCCACTGCATCCAAGCGCGGACGCAAGAAGGGACCCATGAGCGAGGACGCCAAGGCCGCCATGGTCGCCAAGCGCAAGGCCACACTGGCCGCCAAGGCCCAGGCGCCCAAGGAGGACAAGCCTGAGGAGCCTAAGGTCGCTGCCATCGCTGTCAAGATGGTCAAGCCCAAGAAGGTCAAGGAGGACAAGCCTAAGATGTCCAAGGAGGACCGCTCAGCCGCTGCCAAGGCACGCTGGGAGGCCAAGTCAGAGGAGGAGAAGGAGGCCATCAAGGCTAACCTCGCAGCCGCACGCGCTGCCAAGAAGGCCGCAAAGGCTGAGTAAACTAACCCACAAACATTCAAAACTAAAAACAAAACACAAGAACACTTTTCACTTGAGGTGGCAAGTTGAGAGTTGGTAGGAGTTTGCCGCAAAGGTGTGGACTTTCAATCCAGATTTGTGAGTGAGTGTGGCTACTCCTGGTTAACCACTGCGTGGATGGTCGCTACGCTCCATGCGGGCCTATTACCTTTTCTACCATTCTCCCTGCGCGACAACCACTGAAGATTGCTGGCGGCATTGTTCGCAGAGTTACCATCAATATGGTCAACCGTTGGATCATCCATATCCGATGGCGGCATACCAATGAATGCAAAGGCGACCAAACGATGGACTCTATGTCTTGGTGGCTTCTGCCCAAGCATCAGATACTTCCTCCAGTACGGCACGAGTACCTGTTGGGTCTTCTTGTTACGAACATTACCCAGATTGCTGACTTCCCATTTGTCCACATACGACTGTCGCCACTCTTCCATGCCACCCCCGGGGGTATCATATTTTGTCCGTTTTCAACTTTTTGTCGCGCCCTCTTAATGAAGAACTAGTACAACAAGCGTGGTGTATCTCAGCAAGGTATGACCAATTCGTAGGCCATATCTTGAATTATTGAATCAGCGCGACTTAGAGGCGCCGCGGCTTTGCCGCCGTACCGGTGTAACGGCGCCTCTAAGTCGCGCTGATTC